ACCTATTTGCGCAGTTCTGCCGAACTGACAACAGGTGAAATGACCCTGAGTATTGACCGTTTCCGTAATTGGAGTGCATCAGTGGCAGGTATCTATCTGCCGGCTGCAAATGAACATCAAATGCTGATATACGCCCAGCAGGAAATACAAAGAAATCAAGAATTTATTTAGTTATGATAGAAACAAGAAAAACAGAAATCCGGTATGTGACATCTGACCCGAAGAAGATGCTCAACATGTACCTTGCAAAACGTGTCCTCAAAACATGGGAGGAGTCTTTCATTGATGAAGATACAGGTGAAACAGTAACCATCGAACGGAATGAAATTCTTTTTGACCGTGGCACGCTGATAGACCAAGACACTTTGGCGAAAATTCGTTTCAGTATGGAAGCTGACGGTATTAAGGAAGTGGAAGTCAGCAACCAGAACCGCTTGGCATTCGAGAACGAGAACAAATTCTTATATCCCTATCTTGCACAGGCACAAATAGGGGACAAGAAACATAAGTTCCTGCTGTATGCCACCGGATTGGAAAATTCTTGTAGTATCTTGAAAGATTACATCGAACTAAACTATATGTTCGGATTCACCTTGACAATGGTCAAGGAGTTCGATTCTTGTGTGATTCTTACTGATAATTTGAAAGAACGCAAGGTAGATGATGCCACCCTCGAAGAATTAAAAGATACATTCCTTTTAAACGATTCTGTAACGGAAGAAGATGAAGAAGAGGGAGATTCCAAGCCCAATGAAAAGAAATTCTATCAGATTGAGACGAAAATCACATTCACGGATGGGGAGAATGAAGACGAGAGAGTTCAGACTTTTGTCGTGAACACCTTCAACGTTGACAGAGCGATGATGCTTATTACCCACTATCTCAAAAACAAAGAGGAAGAATGTGAGAAACAAGCCAAAGAAAAGGGACATGAGTTCAGAAAGAGGGAAATCCATACAGCCATTGAATCTGCTAAACCTATCCCGGTCGGGCGTTTTATTCCGAAAGAGTTTTCAATGGCTTATATGGAATAACTTTGTTAACCTGCCTGCTCGGTCTGTGAAGATTGGGCAGGTGAATATGGAGAAGTGGTGTAATTGGTAGGCACGCCGTGGGTAGCGCGGTGAGTGTAATAGAAATAGGAAGTTGGTGCTTTCCCACCTTAGTAGTCATGCTATAGTAACAAGCCGAATAAACTCATCCCGGTTCGAGCCCGGGCTTCTCCACAAACTTGTGTTAGAAAGGGGACATGAAAGTATTTAGTTGCAAATGGATATTTCTGTAATGCGCATACGGATAGTGTTCCCGATGGAATGATGTGAGCCACACATAAATGGCAAGGGTTAGTAAATAATGGTTGTGCCCCGGAGAATACGCTTCGGGGCTTTTAATGGAAAATTATGGATGAATTATTAACTGGTAAGATTTGCCTTTATTGCGGTAGGTCTACTGAATACGTGGATAGTTCTGTGATCTACGGACGCTCCTACGGTATGATTTACCTCTGCCGAGATTGTAGGGCTTATGTCGGAGTACACAAGGGTACAGACCAGGCGTTAGGGCGTTTGGCAAACGCGGAACTAAGGGAAGCCAAGAAAGAAGCCCACTTCTACTTCGACCAGGTAGCTAAGACCAATCTTATCAATAAAATTTGGAAGAAACAAATCCCCAACACTTCAAACAGAAACAAAGCCTACCTGTGGCTATCCAATCAACTGGGCATACCACGTGAGCTTTGCCATATCGGAATGTTTGATGTGGAGGATTGTAAACAAGTTGTTGAACTGTGTAAACCAATAATAGAAAACTATGGAAAATAAAGCAGTAGCATTTATAAAATCAAACGAATGGTTTAAGTCCACTATGGTAGAGCATGGAACGCATAACGGATATGTGGCTGTTTCCTCTGCGAACAAATATCATGGAATGTCTTATTTTGATATTGATGATATAAGTGTACATGGAGGTATCACATTTTCAGAACCGGCAATAAGCGGTGAAGAATCTATCGGAAGCAAAAGGAAAATTAATTCCAAGTATGTCGGAAAAAGAAATCCCATATTGGATGATGTGGAATTCATTACCGATAATACGGAAATAGGTGATGACTGGTGGATATTCGGGTTTGACACATTCCATTATGGAGACAATGAATATGACTGGGACAAACAAGCCGTCGTTCAAGAGACAAGGTACTTGATGAAACAATTGGACAAATAGACAATGCCGTACTACATAAAACGAAAGGCTAAGAAGAAAGACAAGCCTTTACCTCTGTTTGATAAAGCAGGGATAACAGTAAAGAAGAAGCCGGATTTGAAAGCTAAGCTCGACAAAGAGTTTTCCCTTTTCATCCGGCTTCGTGATTGTATGCCAAACGGTTCCTTCCGATGTATATCATGTGGACAGATAAAGCCGTTTACACAAGCGGACTGCGGGCACTATTTCAGTCGTACACATTTGGCAACACGGTTTGATGAGAATAATTGCCATGCCGAATGCCGGCACTGCAACAGGTTCAAAGCCGATCATTTGGAAGGCTATCGGGTGAATCTGATAGCCAAAATCGGGCAACAGAAATTTGACTTGCTGAAAGTGAAAGCTGATGGTACTTCCAAAATGACTGATTTTGAGTATGAACAGCTAATCAAGTATTACAAAGCACTTAATAAGAAGTTACGAAAGGAGAAAGGAATATGAAATCCACTATCATTGAAGGAGTTGAATATAAACTCACACCGATAAAAAAAGAAAATAAGACAGTAGCTTTATTTATCCTCACTATGCCCAAAAACAATTCATGGAATGGTAAATGGACTGGAGAAGGAAATTTATATGCCTATTCGCAGGTTGCATTTAGACGTGGAAAGCCAATCTATTCAAATCTAAAAGAAGGAAGCTTCTATTATGAT